CTCTGATATAATTGGATTTCAATTAAACGGTACGGACATGATTACCATAAATGCACATCCTTCTATCGAGTAATGGTACACCATTCGAGGGTGCAAAAGGCGGATATCCGAGTCAATTGAAGCATTTGATTCGGATGTTCATCGAGAGAGGCCACACGGTTACTATGGTGATATGGTCCATATGTGGTGTAAAACACACTGGCATACTTAGTTTCAATGATATTGTGAATAACAATATTCTCAATAATGAAACAAGAGATCCATGGTCTCAGGCTTTGTTAGATCGTCCCGAGGTTACTTTTATATTGGGACCTTATGAGAAATTTCCATGTGTGCTTAAAATTTCTGATATCAATGAGTTTGTAAAGCGTACAAATGCAAATGCCATATTCTTTCTTCAGGACATCTTTTTGCTCGAGACGAATAATACCGAAATGATTGCATGTCCATCCTATTTATGGTTTCCTCTCCACTATGAACCTATAGACCAACCAACGGTAAAGGCTCTTGCGAAGATTCAGAATATCCTATCGTTATGTCCATCTACACATGAACGTGTAGTCAGACAGATAAATAGACATACTTGGGTGGTTCCGCATATCATCGAATTCAGGACGGAATTGCCGTCAATTGAAACCAAGGAAAAGATTAGGAATGATTTCAATTTGAAAGATAAGTATGTAGTGTTGACAATTGCAGGAAATTACGAACCAAGTGGTCGCAAGTCCCTGGACACGACTCTTCTTGCTTTCAAGGAATTTCACGCGAAACATCCAGAGTCTCTTCTCTGGATTCATGCACCAACTTTAAACAATCCACGCGTGTACAATATTCCTTTGATGGTACTTAGTTCTGGTATTCCGCGAAACGCAATTAAAATAACGGAAACTACGGTGGACGAGATGACTCTTCAAAAGATGTACAAATGTGCAGATGTTTATCTTTGTGGTTCATGTTCAGAAGGATTCGGTATTCCACAGATGGAGGCGCAATATTTCGGACTTCCGGTTGTAACTACCAAGTTTGGTGCTATGGACGATTACTGTTGGCATGGAATCAGTGTACCTCCTTCACAGAAGCGCTTCAATCACATGCAGGATGCATGGTGGGTAACTCCAAGCGTTGACGGAACTGTAGATGCTCTCGAAAAGGTTTACCATGGTGACATAACGACTACGAGCGAGTGGGTTCAAGAGGAGGTTCGTACCCATATGAGTTATGAAAATGTGAAGAATCAGATACTCGCTATAATTGAGAAAAAATAAAGGTGGTTCATAATAGAATATGGAGCAGACTCCATTCAAATCCGTGTTTACCAAGAAGTGTAACTTTGTAACTCAAAGTTTCGACACTGAACCATTTTCAATTGATTATGGTGGAAATGCTAAATTCTTTATACCACGACATGGAGATTTTATCACAAGGATGTATCTTTTGATAGATTATGATAGCATCAATTCCACCAGGGTGAATCAGGCACATGCCATGCTAGACTATGTATCTTTAATTATAGGTGGAACCGTTATTCAACAGGAGACGGGTGAAACACTGAATATGCGTTTAAACTTGGAAGGAGTTGATAAAGACGCATTTTCAGTATCACAACTCTATCGAATGCTTGGTGGTGGCCCTGGCTATGATTTCACAGATGTGTCTCAATATCCTAGACCCTACAGACTTCAAGTTCCTTTGCAATTTTGGTTTAATGGTAAAAATGAATTGGCGATTCCATTGACAGCCTTGAGGTACCAAGAGGTGGAGGTGGAGGTCGGTCTCAGAAACGCATTACAATGGGGAGGAGTGGATGTCGGAAAAAATAGTTCTTTGGTTAGAATTCGTGTAGAGTATGGATATGCCCCAAAGGAGGTCACGGATGCACTTATCAAGAAACCATTGATATTTCCTACAGAACAATTTCAAATGACAGAAATTGAATACACTGATTCTTCCAACGTATTCACGGTAAGCCCCGAATTTGTGAATCCTGTCAAGGCTGTATTTGGTTTATTTATTGATACATCAACCGCCCGAGATGAGCCATTTAATTATTCCAGGAACGTGACGACCGGGGTTGGAACCTCGGATTTTCTAAATACGATGGAGGTCATTTTGGACAATGAGGTTTTGATGCCAAAAGAGGTGGGTTCATATGAAATGTATCGTGGCTTTCAGTTTTATTCACATTTTCCTGGAGCGCCGCGTTTAATACAAATTTTTTCAGACACATATGCATGTTTTGTCTATCCCCTTGCTTTCTGCCTTGATCCCATGAATCGCGCAGTTCCCAATGGAAGTATAAATTTCTCCACGATATTGAATCCTATTTTCAATATCGATGCAAAACCTTATCTCGGGTCCACTATTAAATTCAGACTATATGCTTTATCTATAAATTTGCTCTACATCGAGAATGGTGTATCGAAACTTGTTTTTTCTGGGTCGAATATGGCACTTCCACGATTCACTTAAACTCGCATTTATTCTATACCTCCTATACCATTTTTGACCACAAATGTGTTTGTGGAAAGATAATATGTAGTAAGTAATAAAGTTTCAGGAAGCGGAAGAAATGTATTAATATTCATCTTCGAAGTAGGTGTAATTTTTATATATCCAGACGTGGAACCGTTCCATGGTTCAAATCTCATTTTATAAGGAACGGAGGGAGGGTTTCCGTCGTTGGATGTATTTGAATAGCCGGCTACAGAAATACCTACACGGGCGGTGTTGGTCATCAAGGTTCCAGAATCTTGCAAACGAAGACTTAACAATGTATTAGAACCCCCGAGACCTACGCTCGTATTCAAAAGAATTCTACTAGTTCCATCAATTGTGTAATTCTGGTCACTGGGTGAAAATGTGTCTGACCAATATTCAAAGCCATATTTGAGTCCATTGAAATACATATCAATGTAGGCACTCTGAGGGCGCGGAGCCTTAAATTCGTAGTCACCTTCCACCACTTGAAGGGGATTTTCAGAAAATGAATATCCATAAAATGAACCATCGTTGTAAAAATTATGTAGATACGACTGATATTGTTGAACAAAAAGAGGTTTTCTAGACTGATTTCTATCTGTCTTATTTAATGTGTTAATTTGAACAGAAAGGAGAGGTGTATAAAAGTATGGATTATAATTATCGGTGAATTCTGTGAACGTCCAGAATATCGCTCGACAAGGGTAGTAACTATTGAAGTAGTATCTGTAATAGTACGTATCATTTTCAACATCAAATTGATTTTCCACGGAATTAATTTTTTCAATTGGATATCTCTGCGGAACCGATTTCAACATTAAGCGCTCTTGTTCGGTCAGTGTAATTTCTTGTGTTACAAATTTGAAATCAGTTAAATCGGCATCAGATGCAAACCCGCTCGTATCGCTGACAATTTCAGAGAGCGACAGAAATTGAATAGCAATAATAATTTCAGAGTTATAAAGAGAACACAATGGGAGCGGTGCACGAAACGATGAAGTATCAATATTCGAATCTACGTAATGTCTATTGAAGAAAAACGGAAGCGGGAAGAATAAATTCTGCGTGGAATCATTTGCATAGAGTCTTGGTTGTACGTTGTATTCAAACCCAAAGTTGTACATAGTACCAAGAACATCCGTTCGCTTCTGTGAAGTAGAATACATAGACTCGTATATAGACATCCATTCTCCTCTCAATGTTTGAATTGATTGACCGTTAATATAGAAGTCAACCTTTTTTATCATTGACAAACCTATATTTTTCAAACACAAAGGTGCAGGTGATGAAGTTGTTTGTGGAAATTTAAACTTCAACATAAGACCCGTAAGAAGGTCACCCATCTCCTTGGGTTTAAATGTATATCTTATCTCTTGTCCCAAAAATCTAGTTTCACCTGGTTTATAAAAACGATAATATGGTGTACTTTGAGTATATTCTACGTAACTATATTCAAGTCCCTCGGGACTATGGATAAACTTATCCTGTTCACCTACACCACTCAATCCCGTTAGAGCACCAATACCTGTGTTGCCACGGAATCCAACTGGAGGCTTCAACATGTTCCTCTCTTAAAGAAAAGGGACATTTTAAAAAATAATAATGAGTCGCGAAGAACAGATCATCGCTGCCTACACGAACGCAATCCAGCCCGTTCTGGAGAATGCCGTCGTGGTGGCTGCCGAATATTGCAAAGCCACCGGAAGGAACATCGTTACCGCCCTCGACATGGAATATGGAATGAAGTGGAGTGCCATGAAGTTGACAGGAAGAGTCTACGGTTCCATACTGCCGGATGCGGACGACGAGGATTCAGATGGATGGGAGACCGACGACGACATGGTCGTGCAAGAGTGCGACATGGGCTTCGACGATGAATTTCGCGAGTACGACGGAGATGACGAACGCTATCTGGAGGTAAACCAGGCGGTCCGCGAGTGGGCTGACTGGGAACCCGAGACCGAACTCGAGATGATGATAAAGAGCGCCGTAAATTCTAGACGCTAAACTGCGTAATTTGACCTTATTGAAAAACACTAGTGTCTGGTAGAACCCATGGAAGGGTATGACTACGACCCAGACGAATATGCCACAATTTCCAGTGAGTCCGACTCTGAAAAATCATTGGTCCCACTGGAGCATGAAGAGAGCGTTCAGATTTTGAAACCCCAGGTTGAGTATTCTGAACTGGATGATGTTTTCAGCGAAGAGTTAGATGACTTGGATCTTCGTGATTTTTTTATTGAAAAAAAGCAATCTAATAGTAGAGTATGTCAAGTTACGACATCGTTATCGACAGTTCAACCAGAAAAGACAGATCCACAACCGATGCTAACAGTTTCACCAGTTATCTCAGCACACCCCTTTATGGAATCCAATCTGTCAACTTTGTGAGTGCGTCAATACCATACATCAGCACGGCTAGTACAGATGCCAATGTTCATGCCTACTACGTTGTCTTGGAAGTTCCGAACTATGGGGTTTTGACCGACAGGATTTACACAGTGGATAATCCACCAGAGGGCGGTGATACAAACCTGAATTTTGCCTATACAGGAACACTTATTACGCCACAGGTCACCAATCCTCAATCCAATAATTATGTAATGAGTTCCATGGATGATAGAATCAGTGTTCAAAAGACTGTGCCGGTCATGGAAGCGATCAAGGTATCGATCTACTATTATGATACGAGTGATAGTTCATTCAAGTTATACCCTTTCACAAATACGGGGGCATCCACTGAAGAGTTTGTTTTAAAACTGTCAGCCCAGGGCACCAAGGACAAACGTTTTGCTACAAAGACACAAGACGAAAGGGACAAGCGCATTGTGCCAAATATTGCACCGCCAGTGAAACAAGGTTCAGATAACACATTTGCCAGTAAACTTATAAAATACTATAAGTCAATAAACGGAAAAAATGATACACCAGAAGAACCTGCGGAACCTGTCGGAGCCCTATTGCCCCGACGAGAGTTCATGGGAGTTCCCGCCAAGTATGCACAAATTCTGATCCCTGTCGCCGTCGTTTTATTGGTTCTCGCTATTCTCTTGGCTAAGTAATAAATGTCTAGAGCATCCTACACGACATCCAGCATCCCAGACTTCAACTACGAATATCACACGATATCCTTTGACAGTCTGGATCAAACGAGTTCCAATAACTTTACCGTGTACTTCAATACACCTTTGAGACAGGTGGTTCAAGCACGTCTACTGGGTCTCCACGTCCATACCCGTGGATCTGTGGAGCATCTCTATGTCCGAATTCGCGAACTGGAATCCAACTTCAACGACCGACTCACAAAGAATCCACCCAATGTCACTGCAGTTTCACCGGTCCAGTCCATTGCCCGTGGTGCTTTTGGGTCAATTATTAGTGACAATGATCAGGGTTCGGCATCGGACCAATTGATTACATTCAGAGACAACTACGATCAAATTACTCAATTTATTCATCCTATAGAACATTTGGACAGGTTGACTGTGAAGTTATATGACCAGAATGGGGCTCTCATCCCGAACCCTTCCGGTGGCATCGAGGTCAATCACTTCATCATTCGCTTCGTCTGTCGCGCACCCAATCTTCCAGGAAGGCAGACGCTTCCGTGGGTTCAAGGCAAAACCGGATTTTAGATGTCATCCTCCTCGACCACCTTGACCGTCCACTCCTGTTTGGGTTGCTCCTTGATTAGTTTGTCCAGACGCGTCTTGGTGGCCTTGACCGTTCGCTTCAAGTGCTCGGCAAGTTCTTCTAATTTCTTGTCCTTGTTTTTCAGGAGCCACTCGTCGTCTTCGTTAGACCACCGACCCGTTTTCAGGGTCGAATGTTCCTTGGCGATCTCGAGAGCCATCTTCTTCACCTTGGTGAGTTGTCCCTCGAGACCTTCAATCTCCTTGATCAGATCATCGATAGTAGGCTTCGGCGCAGGAAGCAGTTCTTGGTGGCCGTGCTCTCGGTGCCACAGGACCTTATCCCAGAATGCCTTCATGATGGGCATATTGGTCGCCCACCACTCGCGGTTCCGTGGAATCTCCACACAGACAAACTCGGCAGGCTTGGGGTAGGTGATTTCAGCAGGTCGATATTGCACAAAGTCACAGACTTCCAATTCGAGGCATTCCATGAGCACCTGAACTTGTGCATAGTAGTACTCAGGTGGCGTTCCGTCTCCAATGGCTCGTGACCTCGGGCACTTGATTTCCAAAAGTCGTCCGCTATATGTGATGCCATCGGGAGATCCACCTATCCAGTCTAGGGTGTGGTGAGGTTCAAGACCAATCTCAAATACCTTTTGATTGTGGCGTTCTTCGTATATCTGTCGGGCTTCATCTTCGTACTTTTGTCCGTGCTTAGTCGCCCAATCATTGAATGGCTCACTGACTCCACACTTTTTCAGAATCAACTTCTCTGGCTTTTCGTAGGGATTCACACCTATCGCCGTACCGGCATCGGATGCCGTGAGCATCGTGCCCCTCATCTTGAACCACGCATCGGAACGTTGTTCAGGATAAGTCTTGTTGAAAAACTTCTCCGCTTGGGGATGCATACTAGTTAGCATAGGGCTCTAATGTTTAAGTAGAGGACTTGGTGGGCGTCTTCTTCTTGCGTGATGACGATGACTTCTTAGGCTTGGGCTCCTCAACCTGAATAACTTCTTCAACTTCGGCGACGGCAGCCGCTGCGACCTCTACAACTTCGGGCTCCGGTTCCTCCTTGACCACCACGGGCTCGGGGACAGGCTCCGGCTCGGGGACAGGCTCCTCCTTGACCGGCTTCTCAGAAAGCATCAGTCGAAGACCATCGACATCCACGACCTTGTCAAAGTTCTTCGCGAACTCCCTGAAAACGCCTTTGCCGCGCTTCTCCACGACAACCACATCGGGTCCGAAAGCCTTCACGTCGGAGATGGACTTCACGGGAAACCCAATGGGGACATCCACGATCACATTACCTGACTTGCGACCCCATGCGCGAACCTCATGACCAGTACACATCTCATTGACTGTCTTGGAAATAGGGTTGATAAGGGCGACCTTCATTATTACTTTCTGTGGACATTTTTAATCATAGCATTCGGGCGTTTGGATGGTACCAGTCTCTTTTCAAGTTTCTCCTCGAGACGCTTCAAGGTGAAGTAAGCACCCGCCTGTTCGGCTTCCTTCTTGGTGGATCCCTTTCCTGTTCCCCATTGATGTCCCTGGACGTAGACACCCACCCTGAACTTGGTGACATCCACATGTTCAAGCTGACGATATTCAGGCAGATCCCACTTCTGAGCCTGGCAGACGCGCATCAGGATGTCCTTGTAGTTGTCATCCACCATCAGGCGATCCAGACGGATGAGGTTTGGATTATCTAGGACACCCAGGACGAACTTCTTGGCTTCGATCATCCCGAGATCCAAGTAGATTGCACCCACAAATGCCTCAAAGACATCTTCAAGAATCTTTGGATTGTTGTTCCATCCATTTCTCATCCCTTTTTCATCCATCTGAACCCAGTTGTGAAATCCTAGTTTGGCAGACACATCCGCCAACGTCTTTCCACATACGATCTTTGTTCTCGCACGAGTTAGAAACCCCTCCTGCAGATTCTCGTACCTATCGAACAAGTACTTGGTGACAATAAA